TTGAAACGGCAGGGCTGTATTGTGCTCCTGAACCTTCCGCCTACGCCAAGCGTGTTTTGGTGGAAGAAGAGGAAGTCGACGACGCTACGGAACGTGCCATGAAGAACATGGAAAATCGTTTTGGAAGGAAAGAGTTGGCAGAGGCCGCCGAAGTTGATAGAAAGATTTTGAAAGCTTCTCAACTTCGTGGTGCGACCAAAATTCCGACACCAGAGCCACAGAACGATAAAGGGTTGACCCGTTGCCCTCTCCCCAAACCGACCCCGGCTGCTCCGGTTAAGACCGTCCCTTCACCGATCCGAAGGCGAAATATAGGAAAGAGGCCTAATGTCAGCCGTTAAGATTTCGGGAGTGGACCTGATGAATAAGCTCAACCAGGGCCAGATTCTCCAGGCTCCTTTGGAGTATGTTGAAAAAGTACGAGGGAAGATCACAGATGCTTGTGAAGAATTAGTTGACATAGGTGCACGCATCCGGCCTCTTTTCGTTGATAAGAAACAAATCGGTTGGGTGCGAGGAGTTCAACCTTCGGAACGAAAGATTCTTGATCGATGGGTGTACTCCAAAGAAGATCTGATTTTGAATCTTCTAGGGTTGGCAACAACTTTCAAACGGGAAGAACTTCTAGAGTTTACCGGAGTAGAAATTCGCAGTTTATTGAATATGGTAAAGAGGATGACGGAATACGACGTAAGTCTGTACTCTTACTTAGGAGCATATGTCTCTACGATGTCTTCGGAAAATCTCTGGCATGCTAAGGGATCCAGGTTGTCATCTTTTGAAGATCGGCTGGTAACTCTTCCGGACGGAAAACAAATCAAGATCCTCGCACCGTCAGACCATGCCCTGTTGTGGGCTTCCCTTTGTACATACCGAGAACAAGCTAAGAAGCGGTTGGATGAGAATTTCAACGCGGTTCTGATTATACGTCCCTGGGCCGGCAAAAATGCTGAGCCTATTGCTTCAGAACTTAAAGCGTTGGCTCGTCAAATGGCCACCGGCGCGGTGGAACCTTGGCAGAATATCATTCAGGTCCGCAAGGAAATTGATTACAACGACGGTTGGGCACATCCCGGGGATTCGATAGAAGACCTAAAACGAGAAATGGATGCTTTCATCGCTGGTAAGGACAAACACGAACAGGTGTTCCAACAGTTGAATAAACAGTTGCGCGAAGCGGCTGAAGCTCGTCAGCGGAAGCTGGAAGAACTCGTACAAAAGCGCGGCGGGTTAGGTATCTCAAATGAAACTATGACGATTTTCACCGAAGCCGAGGTCAGGGAGCGTACTCGGAAACTCAAAGAAGGGCGACCCGCCTACAAGCCACCTTCTCAGGACGAACGGGAAGTTATGCCTTCTCGAGAAGAAAGAATGCGGAAATATTCATGAATCAGCGAAATTGCTACCAAGCAATTTCGTGGAAAATGTATTTCTTTGGGATAAGTTTGCATTTCTTGGCGTGGGAAATCACCCCGACTCGAACGAAAGCAGGTTTCCCACAGAACGGGCATTTATGGTCTTGAACAACTGAACGTAGCAAAGCAGCGAATTCGGTCTGCGTCACTGCCAATCCGAAGAAGGTGTAGTCCCGGTCTTCCATGGTTTATTCTACTCAAAAGTTAATGAAATCAGGTAAATAACTTGGACCTGGCTATTTACAGGAGCAATTTGGGTCAATTGAGCTGCCTTCCATGAAAGATCCGTTAGCTTGTATGGTCGTATACTTGCTTTCTTATGGTCGAAAAGTGTATGTTGGAAAAACCACCAAAGCTCTTAGAAAACGCCTACAACAGCATTGGTATTGGGCTAAGGATGGTAGCCAATTTCCAGTTCATCGGGCAATTCTTAAGTATGGGTTTAAGAATTTCCAGGTGGTAATTCTGGCTTCAGCTGACTCTGAAGAGGATTTGAATCTTCTAGAAATTCGATACATAAGGGAGTATCAAGCAACGAACCCAGAATTCGGGTGGAACCTCACTGAAGGTGGCGATGGGACATCTGGGTTTCATCATGCCGAAGAGACAAAGGTCAAGATAGGAGATGCCAACCGGAATCGAGTGTACTCTGAAGAAAGTATCCAGAATATGGTTGATGCCCATTTAGGGCACGTCCCCACTCCCGAAGCTCTTCAAAATATGAGTACTGCAATGCTCCGGTTAGGTATTAAACCACCACCTGGTAGTCATAAAGTTCCACATTCCGAAGAGACCAAAGCGGTTATACGACAGAAACTGAAGAAATACAACGAAGAGAAGCGTCAAATTGCGCTCCAAGGAGTCTAACATGAAAGATACAACACTTGCCCAGGATGAACTAAATACCATAGGGGAAAAAGAGGTCGCTGTTCCTCAATCCGTAGAGGAAGTGATCGCAGGGTTGGTTGGGATGGGTATAGAGGATTTCGAAGAGATCCTGACTCTAGAATCAGCAAATCGGAAGATTCGACTCCGGATTTCCAACATCACAACTGAAGATGAAATGGTAGCTTTGATGGCAGTAGAAGGCCAGAAGGGCTATGCTTGGACTCAAAGGGTCAAGTGTGAGATCCTTTCGCGAGCCGTATCCTGGATTGCGATAGGGGATGGGCCGGGGCTTAGTCTTCGCACGCTCGCGGGTGTTCAACGTATTGTAACAGATCCCAAAGACAACGTGCAGAAGGACATCCAAGTTGTGCTTCGCAACGTAATCACGGGGTGGGGAGAGGAGTTGGTCGGGGTGTTGTGGAAAGTCTACATGACCCATTGCCAGCGGGTAGAAGATCGTCTGCTGTCCAAATTCCCCGACTCGGCTACTCAGACCGAGGTTGAGAAACGGTTCATGGCAAATGCGCTTATGGAGATCGAAGACGCCACCAAAACCCAAATTCGGGAAACCGTTGCGGATATCTTCAAAGAAGTCCCTGAAGCTCTTGCTCCAGCGGCTTAAACTATTCTTCCGTCGGGAAGAGTAATCGGTCCATTTTTAGCATACCATCATACGTCGTGCCTTTGCCAAGCGAGGTTCAAGCATTGGTCCTATCTCTTCCCGGAATTTTTCCGGATTTCTTTTGATCTGTTCAACGTGTTGCGCTATAATATCAGCTTGGTGGCTTTCGCGTTGTTCCCACAAAATCTCGTAGTACGCATCCCGTGAGCCGGAAGGCAAACTGTAAAGGAATTTATTCAAAATTTGGTCCGGAGAACCCGCGAATGCACGGTACAAACTTGAACAGAGAGCCCAAAGGATCCAGATCACACAACCAACGACCAGGAGAACTATGCCCGCTCCAGCCCACACGGATCCAAAGATAAGGCCCAAAATGAATAGAATTACTAGAATGGTTGGGAACAAAATGAATCGAGCGAAGGCAAAATCAGCGGCAAACCGGGCCGCTGTGCCCGCAGCTTCACCGACCATCAATACTCCCAGCTCTTCTTTTGTTCCTTGGTATTCCATACGATGCACCTCTCTCCACTTTATACTACGGAAGAACTTAACCAAACAGCTAGTGATTCGGTGAAGATAAAGTTTCTGAATTGAGTTTGAGCCTAAGCTATGCCTGATGATCCCAACAACCCTGGTGGAAACGACCCGGTAAAGTCATACGGTGGTTCCGCGTTACCTGAGAACAACTTTAGCCAAAGCGGGACCGGCACTCCATCTTCTGTAAACCCAGAAGTTCAGAAAATGGCTGATGCCATGCAATCAGTCTCAGCCGATCTTTTGAAGGTCGCTTCCACTCTAAGTTCGCTTCAAAGACCCGCTGAAATTGTAGAAAAGACCTTCGAGAAGTGGCGTGAACAACTCAAGTACGCTGTGGATGCTACTGATGATGTTAAAGATGCATTGAAAGACGTACTCGCTATCAATAAGAAATTTGCCACACAGGGTTTTGCTGGTATGAGTAAGAAATCCTATGCTGAAGTTAAGAAGTACCTGGACGAACTGTATAAAGCCCAAAAGAAACTTCAAGAATCCGGCAGCATTTTCGACGTTGAAGAAAACAGGAAACTCCAACAAGCTATCACCCATACCGGGCGGGCGCTGGAAAAACTGGAAGATAGCATGAAGGGAGTAGCTGACGCAAATCAGGAAATCGATCCCGATGTCTTCCTGGAGATAGCTAAAAATGTTCGTCAGGCCACGTCCGAAGCGTCCAAATTCGGAACTTCCTTGGGCCGGGGAGGAAAGATTTCGACCGGGATCCAACAGCTGGCAAAAATCATGGGATCCGGGATGTTCGAAAAATTCGCGAAGGCCGGGGCAATTTCTACCGAACTTGGAAATTGGCGACGGCAAGTTCAAAAAGAAGGGTCGAAAAGTTTTGGGCAGCTTAAAGCTGATTTTGCCAAGAAATACGGAATAGAGGAGAAAGGAATACCCGCGTTCCGTGCTACGCCTGAGGGCAGAGCTGCCGGTCCAATATCAGGAAGAACTGGGCTGGGTGGAGTTATGGATCGTCTGTTGGAAAGAACAGCGGGCGGTGCAGAGAAAGGTGGGATAGGAGGATTTCTTGGCAAACAGGCTCTCGCAACTTTAGAAGCAGGAGGAGGACGAGCTGGAACTGGCATAGGGATGCGCGCTTTAGGAGGTATCGCGGGCGCGGGTGAGGAAGTGACGGGCGTTGTCGGCGCAGCAGCGGTTCCTTTGGCACTCTTGGAAGGAGTACGCAAGTTGGTCGACATGGCCATTGAAAACAACAGAGAGTTCGCCAAGACTCTTGGTACAGCTGGATTGTTCACAGGGGCAGGGCCAAGCGCGGAAAAAAGGTTGTTGGCCGCTCAACAGAATTTAACCTCTGATTTTGTCAGTGCTTTGGGTGTTAGGAAAGAAGATAATCTCAAGATCGTTCAAGCTATCGAAGATTTGGGTGTTTCGATGCCAGAGCTGATGTTTCAACAGGCACGAGAACATTCGGGGATACTAGCCGGGGGAGCGAAGGCAATTGGTGGTGTTCAAGCCAGAGGGTACATAGAAGGCAGGGTGTTAGGGCTGGAACCGGGCGCGGGCGCGGCGGAGGCGGCTAAGTATCTTCTGACGTTTAAGCAAAGTCAGGAATCGGTCAAACTTCTTTTCAATAAATTCACACAGGATATAAAGACGTCGGGCATTACCACCACGAAGTATCTCGGGCTTATTGACGAAATTACTTCTCAATTTGATCGGATGGGAAAATCTGTTAATACTGTAACTGGTATCCTGAGAGTGCTGAGCAGTACGGGGGTTGCTTCGTATGACGATCTGAAAGAGGCTATGGGAGTTTTGATCGGCGGCCCTGAGAAATCTTTGGAACAGACAGCTTTTCTGTATGCTCAGATGGGCAAACAGCAGAAAACCCAAATGGCTCAAGATTTGCAGGCTGGCGTGGCAGTGCAGCGTACTGTGGCTGGCGGGGCGATGACCGAAATAGGATTAGATGCAGGCTCTTTGAAAACTGTAGATGATGTACGATTGGCAATTCAAAAATTGAATTCCGACACTCGTCTCGACGCTAAAGGTCAACGGGTAGCCGAAAGCCTAGATGCTAAAACAGCTCTTGGTGCGCTGGAAGATCTGCGACGTCAGATGGAGATGGCTGAACACGCTGAAAAATTTGCTACTGGCAAAGAGTCTTTCTTGGATTATGCCCAAGCGACAAAATTGTTGGGTAATGCAACCACAAAACAGTCCACTAACATGGCAGGAATTTTTGCAACCTTAAAGGCGAGCAATGAAACTTTGGATGATGTTGCTAAGGGAAATGCGACTACTGCATTGACAGCGTCTATAGCTCAGCAGCTTGGTGTAGATCCAAAGGCAGTATCGGATCAACTACAACGACTTCTTTCCTTGTTAGCCGGAGCCACTGGAAAGGCTTTGGTAGAACACCCCGAAGAATTCAATGAAGACACTATCAAGAAGGCATTCGAGCTTGCTGTAGAAAACAAGTTAACCCCGGCAGTAGCAAAACCCTCGTTGGATTACATGCGTTCAACGGTATCTGACATTGCAGGAGATATCCTCAAGGGTCCTGAACTTCGGAAGGCCATGGAAACCGACCCGGATATGTTGCGTTACGCTTTAAGCAATACAGGAGTTGTAAAAGCATTCGATAAGTTAACCGCGCCTCCTCAATCGGATATTGATAAAATGGCGGAGGATATTTCAAAAGCAACTCTCACAACAGGGGACAGAATGGAGGATGCACTAGCGCGTGGCTTCCTTTTGCTTATCGAAGCAGTCACTAAGATAGCAGATTTCCTGACAACCACATGGGGCACGGCAAAGAAGCCACCGGGATTTGGAGCTAATTACGGCAACCCTGATTTTCCCGACACTTCTGCTGCCGAAACTCCTACCTTACCTGGTGTGGCTGCACAACCCCCTTGGATGCCAGTGACTCCAGGAGCGGGTGCTGTATCAGCAACAGCAGCTTTGCAAGCGGCTTCAGATCAGGTAGTGGTGGGGGGTAAAACTTACCACATCACTACCACTAATATTGGAGTTGATGTCCAACATTCTACGCCGGTAGAACAGCTCCCGACTAATTCAGCGAACGAAAGTCATGTAGGAGTTGTACGTCCTTCACGGAAGGAAGTCTTCTAAATGGCAAACACAATCATCACTTTTCCTTCAGGCGCAGTTCCGTTACCTGCGTACAGTAACCAAGAGTTACAGCAGTTCGCTTACGCTGCAGGCTTTCGGGGAGTGGCTGTGCAGCAAGCGGCGGCGGTGGCACAAGCAGAAAGTGACGGAATCCCGAATAACTTCAACCCGAATGATCCCCATGGGGGATCGGTTGGACTTATGCAAATCAACGGTGCACACGGGGATTTGAGTAATTTCCTGGATCCTCAGGCCAACTTCAATGAAGCTTATCAAATTTGGCAAGCTGAAGGTGGAAGTTTTAGTCCTGCGTGGGGCGCGTATGGAAATCAGAATTATCTTGATTTTTTAGCTGTGAGTCAAAGTAATCCGGCCAGCACTCTCAGTACCCCTACTAATCCGGCTTTGGGTGGTGACATGGGTGACGTGCCCTCCAATTTTATCTCGTTGCCTAATCTTCAGGTATCGCCAGCCGCGATGCAAGCCATCATTCCAGGCATTGTCATCACGACAAATCTGGATAACACGCCATGGTATCAAGATACCAATTTAGTCACGGGTAACAAGCGTGCTCGCTCCTTCGTCACTCCGGTTTCTTTCGTCATGATCCTAAAGAACAAGGAAGGAGTGGCATTGTGTAACCAGTCTGCTGCGGATGGAACAGCGCATGGGCAACCTATCCAAGTGCAACTAAACGCTTCGGTAAAGAGTTTCCAGAAGACCTCCAAACACGTTTACAACAAGCAGCAAGGGCGAACGGGATGGCATGTCACTATGTGGGGGATGCAAGCTGATATGATAGAAGGTACGTGCACCACCGGTGTCTTCATGAACCAGCTGGGGTTAACAGATTTCTTGAGCACTGCACAGACAAGCACGGATCTCATTGCGGTCCTAAACAAAGGGTTCTGGGCTTTGGAGACTGACGCAGCCGGGGATGTTTTGGTGAGCAACGCTGAGGGAAGCCCAATGGCTTCAGGAAGCACGAGTTCCTTCCGGGTAGCAGCCCAAGATGCCTTTGTGGAACTTCTCTCTTTGTTCAAAAACAACGGTAACATTTGGTTTCGTACGGACAACAGCACTGGATCTCTTTCCGGGGATCAAATGGACGGGATTTCGGCTTGGTCTCCAACGTTAGGCGTCAGCAGTCAACAAGGACACAGCAGAAACAACGATGTGTTTGCTCGCGGGTCTATCGCTATGACTTTGAAAGATAGCACTTTTTTAGGCTACTTCAAATCACTTTCATGGTCCCAAGATGCCAAAGATCCATATCAATGGCATTTCAATTTTGTTTTTCAAATAGAAAGAACTATCACTTTACTAGAGTTACCCCCAGTGGGAGTATCAGTATAATGTACGAGAAGGTGATTCTTTAAATGGCAACTTTTGTTGATAGAACAGATAAGAGATACGGAAAATTAGTGGCCAGGTCTTTACAAGGAAAGAATGAGCGGGGCATCCTGCTCTGGCTTTGTGTTTGCGATTGCGGAACCACTAAAGTGATAAACGGTGACAACTTAGGAGCAACAAACGGCACTAAAAGTTGTGGATGTACCCGCGCTATCTCTAATTTGGGGAAAACTCGTTCTGAAGAAGCAAAACGAAAAATGTCGTTAAGTCACACAACACACGGGAAAAGTAAAACGTTAGAATTTGTGCTTTTCAATTCGGCACGATGGAGAGCGAAGCGTAAGGGGATCCCTTTTGAACTCACTATGGATGACATTTTGATACCGAGCAAATGCCCTGTGTTGGACATCCCATTAGTAAAAGCAATGGGATTAAGAGGTGGAAAAGAAAATAGTCCTACTGTAGACAGAATAAGAAATGAAGGTGGGTATACCAAGGATAATTTCTGGATCATATCCAAAAAGGCAAATACCATGAAAAGTAACGCTTCACTAGAAGAATTGAAATTGTTGATTGGTGCCCTAGAAAGGAAACTTTCATAAATGGCCAGTCAGAACCAAAACGATTTCAGTGAAATTGCGCTGACAACTCCAGCGAACGCTGGCATCTCACCTTTGCAGTTGCCCATCCGTGGCGAGAAGCGTTTCATACCAAACTATCAGAATCTTACCTCTCTTCAAAATCAATCTATCGCCAACGCCCAAAAGACGGGGCGGCCTCCGAGCACTGCTCCTGAAATACAAACCGAAGATTTCCGTATTTCTCCTGATGATCGGACGGCCTTAAATCTCTATGAATACATACAGATCCGTATCCCGCATCGAGGACTTGCGAACGGAAATCCATATCCTGCTGAAGCTGGAATCTTTTCTTTCCTTGTGAATCCAGCAACTATGTCTGTTACACGTACAACGGTGGATGCTCAATCTCTGACTCGTGAGGGTTGGCAGTTCGGTGTCTGGGGTGAAGACATGGTTCAGATCTCACTTAGCGGGCAAACGGCGGGGCAATATTTTTCAGCGGGTCTCACAGATGCTTACCAACCGTTCTCCGAGTCGTACCGGAATCTAACTCAGTTGGTGATGGTATACGAGAACAACGGCTATTGGTTTGAAGGAGAGGAGCTAGGAGAAGGGCCGTTGTCTACTCCAGATTTCACGCGTCGTCGCATCAAAATGCACCAAGACGTTGAGCTGGTTGTTGGGAATTTTTTCTGGTCAGGCATGTTTGATAATTTGACAGTTTCCCAGGATGCAGAAAAACCATTTTTGGCTAATTTCACTATCACGTTTATAGCATGGAAAGAACGTTTCCGTCCTGATTCCCCCTGGCTGGATAGCATCCACAACGAGGTAGAACGAGGGCACACATATGGGATCTATCGGGCCTACGATCAACAGCAGACGCAAGCTGAATCTTCGCCATCGGCAATAACACCGGGTCAGCCGGCAGCCGGGTATGCGCCGGGACAAACTGCTTCTTCGCCGGGAGTTTCACCTTCAATAGCGAGTCTACCCTCTTCTGGTAGCGCAGCTCCTACTGTGGCTTCAGCCACCAATGCGTACGAATATGTAACCATGAATTGTGTGTCTTCTAATACAAGTTCTATGGATCAATCACCTACCCAGGACATTTACAACCCTCTTTCATCTACATCAATATTTGTGAGACCAAATTAAATGCCTTCTACTCCTTCCAACTCGCCATTATCAAATCCTCCTACCACGAGTTTGGTGAACGTCTCGGTGCCCACATCGATACCCGCACCAAATGCTACGGTCCCCGCTACAACTCCGCCTGGAGCTAATGTGTTCACTCCTACAAGTGGAACCAACAGTGTGCCTTTTGGCCCCGCTGCCAACAAGATCCGAAATTTTATCCAGACAGTTCAAGAACGGACCATCAACAAAACTGCTCCGGACATCATTGTGTATCTGGACGGTTTTCCCTATCTTATTAACCCTTACTTGAACCCCAACGGAGCGCAGCCTAGCGCGGGCAGCGTTGCACAAGGGGTCATTGTCAACTTTAACAATTACGTCCAGAATTTCAACGTGGGTTATGATGTTGACAATTTGCTCCCAAGTGGCTCTATAGGATTGTCTATCCCCAATTACGCAGCACATCTTTTCCAATCTCCGGGTGGAAACAATCTCATCCAGAGTATGACACAGGTCCAAGTTTTTGCCAAAGGTTATTGGTTTTCGTCTACTGGAAACACTATTTACTACAGAGTTTTTAAGGGTTTATCTACCCACATTTCGCATGTTGACAATGGCAAAACTCTAGAAATCTCAATCCAAGTCAGAGGGATCCTGCGTTTCTTGGAAATGATGCAAATAGACATCCACCCGGCGCTACTTTCTAACTCTAACAGAACGGCTGAGATTTTTCAGACCAATCAATGGGCTTTGGACCCATATGAGCAAATCGCGGATACCTTTTGTCGGGGTGTGACATTCGAAGGTTTCCAACTCAACACAATTGCTAACAAGAGTCAGACCATAGCAGGGGAGATTTACGCCGATGGAATCAAGGCTAACTATTGTGTGAAGTGGCAAGCGATTTTGAGCAGCCTCCTTAGGGATGTTCATGTGATGGGTTACTTGGGCAGTTTGGTGGCTGAAGGGGTTAACATCAACACGGTGACAAAGTACAACGAACACCAACACAACAAAGCGGATAAATACCGAGTCACGTCAGAATCCACATACAGCACAACCTCGGTCACTGCTCCTATACGTGATACATTTGTTTCTTCAATTCGCGGGTACACTCCGGATTTCAAAGTTGGGAGTGTCAACTTGGTCAACGGCACTATCACATCGCGTCTGGAACGCATTCGTAACATTCTTCATACCATAGGATTCGAGGGATTCCAAGATCTTAATGGCGAGATAATCTTCAAAGCACCGTTGTACAATTTGGACGTGACCAATCTAGCTCCAGCCCCTTCTAACGATGCAACTCTCGGCAAATCACCCATTGATAATGTGACGGTTGGTACCAATCCATTTGTGGTATATCTGGATGAGATTATTAGTGAAAGTGAAACTGAAGATGAAGGAGCAGTTCAAAATACCCGCATGTCCATCAGGGGAACATTCTCACGCGGATTCCAATTGGATATTCAAGACTCACTAAAGGCTACAGCTTCTCACATAGATCTTCCGAAACTCTCTCACTTTGGTTTACGCGAACAACCCGCCAGAGCTATACCGTGGGTTGAACAGAGCGACAAGTTCTTGATGTATGCTTACGCTGTGAACGAATTGGTACGTTCAAATCGAGGGTTCCGGACCTACACTTTTACAATCCCAATGCGCCCTGAATTACACCTCGGATTCCCAATGTACCTTCCGCATAAAGACATGTATGGGTACGTAAAGTCGATTGGTATCAATTACGCGATCTCAGGAACAGCGACAATGACCATTATGCTAGACACACTCCGCAAACGGCCAATGTTCCCGTCGGTGCAGGCAAGTGGTCAATCAGTTTTGACTACGCAGCCCAACTTGGTGATGAAGTGGACTAATCCACCGGATCAAAGTACTCCTTTCAATCCTCTCAGTCCGAGCACGAATGCATTTTTGAGTAACCTTCCCGGAGCTTCAGCTCGTAGTTCTACAAATGCGTCCACCCCATCCAACAATCCCGCTGTGTGCTTTAATGGGGATACACCAACTCAACTTCTTGCATCGGATGCCCCGGTGAATGCAGAATCGACGGCGTTGGCCGATTGGTACAAGAACCACATGGGAACTGATTGGTCTACGCGGGGGGACACAAAAGCCCACAGTTACCGGGTGCAACCTGACACTGATGGACCGAACAACACCCCCTATTTCAGCGCGAACAACATAATAGGACCAACCGGTCCCGCTGCATCCACTAGCGCGGCGGGCGCGACTCCGGGAAGTAGTGGATCCTCTGCTGCCGAGAGTGGCATGACATCCGGGTACTTTCAGAAGATCGTCTACTATCAACCGTTCACCGATGAGAAAGGCTATGAAGTTGTCAGTGTTTTTCCGCTAGGACGTTGGAAGAGTCTGAAACAAGCCTACAAGGAAACTCGTGAAGGGAAACTTGTGGATAACGTTAGCCCAGAAGCTGCCGCACAGATAACCTTAACGGATACCGCTTTGTTTGCAGGTTTGATTAACCCTAGCTCAGAGGCTTCGTCGGTATTGTTAAAGCAACAACAGGACGTTTCAAATGCTCTGGCGAATGATTCTTCGTTTGAACTGGTATGGACACAACCGAATGCACCGGGAGGAGACACCTCATTAACCATGAAGGCTCAACCTGATAACGTACCAGCAGCGGGTTCAGACGCGGCGATAGAATTGGCACTGAAGAACCAAGTGACCAATGTGGTGAATGTGTTCCTCACTGGAACGCCTGCACCTTCACCTAACACCTTACAGGAGATAAAGATTGCGATTCAAAATAACACGGCAACCACTACAGATACTCTTGTGAATGATTTCAAGAATCTGTTGAAACCCTAATTATGCCCGGTGAAAACTCATTGATGTACCGGCAAGACCCTAACCAGCAGACGCGGGCGCAGAACGAGTCCCAGCTCTTTGTGGCTAGGGTGCTTTCAGTAGATTATGAACACAAGGTCTGCTCTTTGTTAGACCTGCGAAACGATTTGATTTTTGCTGATGTTTCGGTCATGCCTGCTAACGCTTCGGGACTGGATAGCACCGATGTTCAGATGCCCGAAACCGGCACGTTTTGCCTGGCTGCTCCGTTGTTCTATGCCGGTGGATTTTCTCAAGTTGGTATCGTTTCATACATAGTTTCGGAGTCTCTTCGTGCCCAAGACTCTATTGCCTTTCGTGGTGCGGAAGGTGTAGAAGGATTTCAATATCGCAAGCGCGGAACCTACCGGAAAGCCTACCCCGGTCAAAAAACCGCAACGTACACGAATGGTTATAGCGAACTGATGGATAGCGGATGGGACCGCAGCGGCCAGGACCTCACAAGAGATAAAGTAGACGCCGATCGCCATACTTGGGTCCAGATGACTGGTCGTCGGGTTACTTACACCGATGCGAGCCTCAGTTTCAACGGACCTATCAATCGTCCCGGTGGGACAACTGGCGCGACTGGTCCAGTTAAACCCCGTGTTTTGCCAGATGGATCCAAGGAATATGTGGTCTATCTCAAGCCGGGAGCCAACCTCTCGGATCGATACGTTTCAAATGCCCAAGACATCATTCCGTTTGCGGAAGTCACCGAACGTGTGCAGGAGTATTCGTTAGACTATCCACTGCCTTACGAAATCCTGGAGACGGCTCTCTTCGATGCAGCGTTGGGAACGATCGCGGATCCTTGGGCGCGTACCACTATCGTCCAAACGACCGTGGGTGCTACGGGCGCGACCGGTCCGAGCCTTGTCATTTCCCATGATAATGAATCCTTCGCCATCAACCAAGGTGTAGATCATCCAAATTCGCGAACATTGAAAGCGGTCGGACCTACAACTGGTGACGGGGTCACTCCTGGACGCCGTGCTTTCATTTTGGAACGAACAGCGGGCACTTTGGTTGGATACAATTTGTTTGACACCGACACTTACGGTTATCCCCTCAAACCGGTCTTGTTTCCTTACACTTCAGCAGGACGTTTTGGAAGTGATGTGCAGTCCAGTTATAAGCCAGTTGTGGATTCCATGGACCATACGGAAGCGCGACTCGCCGCTTCAGCGCTGGCTTTTCGATTCCCAGCTGAATACAACACTACACGTTTAGATGTCACCAAAGAGGGTCTCACCTCATTTGAAATAGGATCCACACTCCCAAAGGAAAACATCCCTTTGAGTGGAAATTATGAACATCCACACGGCGCGGGCCGCTCGTTGGAAGGTCATTTGGTCGGTTCTTTGAAACTGGTCATAGGAAAGAATCGTGACGAGGAAGACGCTATCGATCTCCAGGCGTTGGGACAAACAGTTCTTCGGTTGGGTGCAGATGACACATCGCTACCCAATCCCACGGGTGCAAACAGACGCACGGTCCTTACCCAGATGCGAGGCCAAAAGGATAAAGTTCTGCCCCGGACCTTGCAATACTGGAAGAAATCGAAGTACGGACCCGGTGATCCTGGTGATCTTGCAAATAAGACTGGGTTTGAAAACGTTTCTCTGCGAGCTGCCATGGATGGCGCGGCGATTGTTCGTTTGGGTGCCCGTAGCCCTCTTGCAAAACGTCGGCATTTTTACAACGGCTACGTGGATGGGCCGGGAGTAAAGGTCTGGGATGTTACTGACCCAGCTCGTATGGACTCGAAGTCTCCAGGGCGGCCAACTTACGGTGCAGGTGACAACGTCTACGCATTCCACGATCTAACGCAGGTAGGAACTCCGCCGCCGAACGCTGGAACTTCAGTCAGTTTTAATCAAGCTCCCTACATTTCGAGTGGTCCTCCCGTAACTAACATGGATGCTTCGGGGTTATCTTTCGATCTCCATACGGTGCAAGATGTTCTATTGCGATTGGGGAAGAATCTGACGTCAGGTCAATCGTTGCTCATGGATTTAGCAGGTGGACTTGTCGTGGCACTAGGAAAAGACAATCAGGGGCGCTCCGTTACAGCAGCCCTCGATGGTGGGATAGAAATCACTATCCTACCAAATGCGGCAGGAAAGGCTATGCGTCTAAACATCATAGGAGATGTAGACATTTCTCATCAAGGGCATCTCCAATACAACTGCACGGGGGACATAATCACAGATTGTGACACTTATTGCAGCATTGCAAAAACGGATCGCTTCTTGAAACAGACGAATTTATTCAGCAAGACAAATGCGCAGGTCGTGAATGAATCCCCGACTACTGGAAATCAAGAAGGATTTAGAACACCCAGTGGCGAAAACAGCCTTGGAGACGGGTTGGACGTATAATGCCCACACTAATAGGACCTTTGTCTCCCACCAGCCCTGCGGATCTCTGGCCCATCAAAGTCCAGGGCAAGATTAATCAATTCAACGTTCTTGGGGACCCAGAAGTTGAGCAGTTCTATCACAAGGCGTTGGAAGATGGCCGGAAACTAGAGAAGAGCATCTCGGATGCCCAGCACGTACTTCAGCAGAAAATTTTAGTTTTTCAGTCCAGGGTGCAAACTTGGTTGAAGATGCACCTGTTAGCGACGGATGGCGAGTTTCCTACAGCCATTCGTAAGCCGAAGTACATCGCAGACGCCATCACCATCATCCAACAGGTTCAAAAGTTTCAAAAAGAAGGTACGCTGCTGATAGCGACGGTCTTAAAGAACATCACCATCCTTACGACCATGGAACAGAACCTGATTCAGATGGTTCAAGCAAACTTGAACGCTGTAGCCAATCTGTTGAACAGTGTATGCAACTGGGGATTACCCCGGATCCCTTCTCTACCACAGCTGCTTGACGGCTTCTTTCACTGGAATGGCTTTAATTTCTCGCCTTTGTCTTCTTTCTTAAAGATTCTTACCACAGTGCCTAAGTTCAAACTCAACTTTTCGTTTAGTCAATGTACTATTGTAAACTCAGTTCTGTCTGACCTAATCGCATTGGGAGTCCTCGGCACCAATATCCCGGCACAGGTTGTGCAGTACAGTGGAAACACTTTTGTAACTCTTTCGCAAGAGCCATTGCCGGGAGCGGATCTGAGTGACAATTTTAACCCGAATTCTTCCATGCTTGGAAGTCTCCCGGATCCTAGCACAATCATAAACAACTACGCTCTGCCTCCTCAGATGTACCAAGACAACGTTGTGTCTATTGTTCCAGCTACGCGGGGCAATGTGATTGAACCTTCCGACCCTGATTATGGCAATCCCAATCTCACCGCTCGGCAAGCTGCGCTTCGAGCTTCTCTGATCGCAAACTGCAACTTGGGACAGATTGTAGCTTCGAACTATGATCCGAATCTTACAGCCGAATGGCTTCTCTATTTGAACTCTACGCGCACCGGGCGCGGCGGGGTCTGGATACCAAATTTTCAGGTAGTTTACACCAGCTTCATAGTTCCATCAGTGGCCTATCTCCAGCAAACTCCGGTGCCTTGGAATGCTGCTACCGGCACGGTGGTAGACGCCCCGCCTTCCATTCCTTTGATAGCTACTTTGACGCAGATGGCTCCTTCTGTTTTGGCGAATCTCCTATGGCGACTTTCTTACATCGAAGCGGCCTTGTTGGGGTACACTCGTAACACAACTTGGGATTCTAGTGCGGACCCTTCTTATTTGAGTGGGTTCACTGGCTTTGACCTGGATTACCGCCCCACAACTTTGGTTCTTGCTCCTATAAACACGGTGATTTTGGGAGAAGGTACCGCACAATTCCCAACTCCTTGCTCGTTCCCTTCTTCGATTGCGGGGAATATGGCCATCGTTGTTGCTGAAGCAATGGCTAACATTGCGAACGATCCTACGTTTCAATCTAGCAGCCCGCAATTTCGCTTCACTTTCAATTCGTTTGCCATGGCAACGGCGGTGGACCGTTACACGCAATTCTGGCGTGAGTTCAACGACAATCTTATAGTCCTCTTGGCGCAAGATCCGTACCTGTTGGACTTTGTAGTGACCTACCCGGACGCTCTAGACTCCGCTATTGACCCACTAGGGGATCCGACTGATTACGCTATCATCAAGTCTGACGTGGCTTCGAGGAATCGCTTGTGGACGCCGGGTACCCCGCTGTTAAACATCCCAGTGGCTCCGGTCCTGACCGTTACGGGTGCTGCTGCTCCTAGCGTAGCGGACAGTGGTTGGACGAACCCCGGATATGCTCTTGATCCGACTGCTTTCCTCTCGCGCCCGGACATACAACAGCAACCTATGACGGTGCAGATGGCGATGCTGCGTTTGAACCTGTCATATGCAGCTCTTAACACATCGTTGCAGGCAACTCTAGCAGAGATTGCCACTCAGATTGCAACCTCAAACAACATTATTGCGGCGGCTCAGGCGGCTCAGGTTGGATTTCAAGTCGAATCTTCGGCAACCACCACGTCCGTACCCGCTGGTGTAACCGGCACGGCGGTTGAGTTTGACCAAATTGTGTTTGACGTTACCGGCAATGTGGATCCTTCTCCTTTCCCCTACACCACGTTCACTGTTCAGTCTGCTGGAGCATACGCTGGATTTGGTGAACTATATTGGACCGAAGGAAGTAACCCTGGTGTCTTGACTTTGATTGTAACTCAGAACGGCAATCCGATTTACGATTTGACAACCAACGATGATTCCGTACCTCTCCAGTTCTCTTTCGCTGGTAATTTTAATACAGGTGACATAGTACAGGTGTTTGTAAACAATGGTCTTTCTGATTCCGAGATCCTACCTCAAAGCTATTTCGGGATGATTCAGTCCTCACCTACTCCCGGCCCGTCTATCCCGATTGTGCAGACTGACGTGGCCAAAACCTTTACGGCGGGCGAAGTTATCCCAGCTTTGACGGTCGTCCACATCGAGTACAACGTTTCACCGGCAGTCATTATTCCGATAGACCCGACCGTTGTGTTGCAAGTTGACGGAAATACGGTCTTCCCATTCGCTGATGGAGTCGTGCTGGCAAATGTTGTCAGTGGTGAGAATGCTACCGTCGCCACATATTACGGCGGAGGGTATCAGATCACCACAAATCCAGTATTGAACTGGACGGTTGGTGGATTGCTTTTTGTAGGACCTAACGGCCAGATGACCCAGGACTATGAGAGCCTCATAAGCGGATCCACACCGGTCCAGTGGATCATTTGCGTCGGACGCGCCATTTCCTCGGACACTTTTATTTGGGAGCCTCACATTCCGTCGAGATTTAACATGACCTTTTAAACTATTCAAAACACGAACAAGACGGCGCGATTCTACATGGATCGCGCTGTTTGTTTTTAGCTGATTCTCAACTCTATCTCGTAGGGTGATATATGACGAAAACACTTTTTGCTTTACTCATCTCGTTGTGCTTGACCGTAGTTGCCCACGGCCAAGTTTCGACTATGGATGAACACAAGCTCGATGCTTTCGCCCATGCCATCGCAAAGGCTGAAGGTTTCGGTCTAAGAAACACCCTTCCTACACGATTCCATAACCCCGGCGACATCAAACGGAAGGGCCATTACATCCGTTTCAAAAGCGACGCCGAAGGTTGGTCTGCTTTAAGAAAACAAATCGCGCGATTAGCTTCGGGTGAGTCTAAGCATTATCGCTTGGACATGACTATCGATCAAGTCTCTAAGACCTACGCCGGGGATCACCGTTGGGGAAGAATCGTCGCTCGAGAACTTGGGGTGTCTCCTTCCGCGACTTTGGATGAGTATTTCTCGGACACTCAAGTCAGCGGTGACCAAGTTCGTGAATTTTGTATCTGATCGGAGGAAAGGAGTATTGAGCCAACATGAGGGTTATTCTGCTGACTGACGAGTTGTTCGACTATTTGCTGCACGTGGTTCGTTCCCATACCGGCGCGGGCTTGCCACCAGAGGAATGTGGTCTGGCCTTCAACCTCTTCGCCCGTATCAATCAGGCCCAGAACGTGGACACCGAACACCTAGAGCAGCCACCGAGCCCAGAATCGTTGCCTGGATCACCGGAACCGCACGATTGTGACGGATGCGATGGTAACCATAACGACGCGAGTACGTCCAATGGCAGAGAATGCGAATCCTGTGGAGAGGAAGGAGCTTTTATGACATGGATCGCTGTTGAAGACAGGCAGACTCCGGGTGATTGGCGAGTAGAAGCAATCGACTATGAAAACGAGGGCAAAGTCTACGTGACCATCTTCTCAGGCCCGGAATCGAGGGAACGAGCGGAAGAATACGCCACCATAAAGAATGGCCAAGAGGCTCGTCTTTCCCGGATCGCCAGCTAGTACGATACCTCGGCAATGATCCTATCCACACACGTTTGCGGACGTGTGTGATCTGGTCCGGTGTGCCAGTCACCTGATTGAGTACTTAAGTTCGATAGTTCGTCAAGATGGATGCATCGCCATTGTCCTCCAATTAGCACTAAGAGTTAAATTCCTGTTCTTCAGCCAACCGGCGACGAAGCAATCCGGCGACTACTTGCCCAGCGGAATGATCCCAGAGCGGGAACTGCGCGGCGGCGGCGAGTATGTTACCTGCATTTAGATCCCTGAGCAATGTGCTGGATTCGAAGTTACCACTCCCATCGTTAAAGACGAAATCGGTTAGCGCGTCGAACTCTCCCTGCGTAAGTGTAATGGTTACAACCCGATTCACTATTCCGGCTGCCCATTGAATATCTTGCATCAACCATGCGTCAGCCTGAGCTTGCGTGCAAGTGTCCCCGAGTTTAACCCCGGCAGTGTGCCCCCACGCAATCGTAGGAACTCCTTTACTGTCCAGGTAAGCAACGAGTTTGCAAGATTCGAACTGCTGGGTTAAATGCTCCCCAGTTTGGGAGTAAATCATTGGAGGATTGGGCATTTGTTTCTCCTTGTTAGGTCGCTACGTCCAGATATGCTTGATCTTGCACGAAGTCAATCGACAGAACCATGGTAGAAGCGGGTCCGGTCCCAGGCAAGATGTTTTCGGCCCCTTCATCGGGAGCGTAGATTACCGAAATCACACCGTCAGCGTAAGCCAGTCCACTCGGAGTGTACCCGATAGTGCTTGGTTGAGAATTTGTTTGCGTGAAGTTATTCGAAAGAAGGTACAGATCAGCTAGAAGAAATTGCATCCACAGAGTCAAATTCGGATAGGTGGATTCGTCCAGGATCGTCAGAGCAACCTTGGATAGCAGGACCAGGCCGGCAGTAGGAAAGTTTGCCTGTGCGCTCCGGTACGGCCCCGGTGTTTCGGCCTCGGTAAACCAAGAGGCATACTGAAAGGATTGCGAGCCGATGATATCTACTCCTTGCACTCCGTCCGTATAAAAAAGTCCGTTCCAGGCAAATCCATTGTGCCCAAGTGAGGGGTTGTAGAAAGAATCGTCGTCTTTCAGCTCTATTAGCTGAGATGCAACCATAGATTGATTTAAGTAGTTGTATGACGCCATTTAAAGACTTTCTTCCCTTTAGTCAGAGAGGTTTTCGCTTTGTATCCAACAATTGCCCCACCAATCACGAAGAGAGTTCGTACCTTCACTCTAGAAAGTAAACAGAGATTACGTTTAGGGGCTGCAAAGGGAGGGAGAAATCAACGGGGGGCACTTCGTTCTGAAGATACAAAGCAGAAAATATCGGACACAAAATTTTTTCAGAAATTAGGAGAAAACTTACGGGAACGAAGTTTTGGAAGATTGGAAGTGATTTCTCGAACACGGCGAAAAGGCGATGCTTATTGGAAGTGTAAATGCTCTTGTGGAAATTACAAGGAAGTCGGAAGTGGGAATCTTCGATCAGGGAGTGTTCAGAGTTGTGGCTGTTTGTCTAGATCATTATTACGAGGAGTGGCGAGATACAATACTACCCCGGATAAAGTAGAAAAATCTCTCCTTAAACAATACCAGAAACAAGCCACAGAACGAGGATTGTCTTGGGAATTATCGAGTGATCAGTTCCACAATCTTCTGAGGGGGAATTGTCATTATTGCAATCTAGTTCCTTCGAACTTGGAAAAACGAAAGAACTTTGAGTTTAGATACAGTGGAGTGGACAGGGTTGATAGTTCGGATGACTACGTGGTGGAAAATGTGGTTTCTTGTTGCAAACTTTGTCAGAGGATGAAAATGGCTCTCCCTGTGGATCAGTTTTTGGAACAAGTCAAACGGATTTTCAAACACATAAGTAGAGAAAACTAGCGAATGAAAACTTATCCAACCACTGTTAGCCGAACTTTAGATCCTAGTGGGAAAAGTTTAGCCACCATCGTAGGTCAACACGACCACGAGATATCCGACGCGGATATCGATTTAGTGCAGGATCTACAAGATTTGAAACGAAAGAGTCTCCTAGAGTTCACCACTTCTGGTGGAGTCACGTACATTCCTTTTCAGTTTAACTCGTTCACTCCAAACACCTTCTTCATACCAGCTTTTGATGTTCTTTTCAACGGTGAAGTGGTTCACATCGCTGGCAACTTGTCAGCCGATTTGAATCTGAATCGCGTGGTCTTACCTCCTCCTTCATTCTGGGCACCGGGTACTTTGGCTGAAGATGCCAGCGTTTTCGTTGTGTTCCTGGAAATCTGGTATCAAGCGTTGGATTCGGTTGGGGGTACAGGCTACTTCAAGGATCCTCAGACGGGCCTGCTCTATTTCTACCCTTACGGCGGCGTCAATCCAGATCCTTCCAATGCTGAAATGATTCCGAACGACACAGCTGATCCTTTCTTGGGAATCAACACCACTCAACGTGCCCAGATCCAGTGGCGTCTCAACATACAGAACGTTTCACTGAACTACGATTTTTCGAAGTACAAGTATGGTCTGGACCCTGACACTTCAGATACATCAGCTTTCGGTGTTCCACTAGCGACACAAGCTCAAGCGGGCCAAGCATCTCCTATTCCAGGCACAGCGTACCAATTCGCCAATCTAGGACCCATCACCGGAGATTCGGCAGTTTGGCGGGCGGGTTTCCCGCTTTGGAATGCCACAACTTCTTACGCGGTGAATGCCATTGTCACCTTCGGCAGCCAGTTGTTCTACAGCACGGCGGCAAACAATGTTGGAAACACTCCGAGCGCCGGGTCTCCTTGGACAGTTGCCACGGTGTACGCTTCTTCGTTAGGCACCATGGATGGTTACAGCTATGCTATGCCTCTGGCGGT